CCTTGGCCACGCCGCCGTCCTCAAACAGTCCCAGCAGCGCGTCCTTGAACACCGTAAATTTTTCCAGCCCGGTATCGCCAAACACCCGCTGCACGATCTTGTCCAGCCCGCCGAACTTGTCCGTCAGGATGCTCACCACGGCGATGATGCTGGAGATCACGCCCACAATAGGCAGCGCCCCGGACAGCAGACTACCGAGACCGCCAGCAATAGGGCCATAGATACTTTTCCCTAAAACACCGGTGCTTTTCGCAAATCCCCATCCGCTTCCGAGAATATTCTTGATTGCCGCCCCGCCGCTTAACGGCGTTCCAAACGCAATGTCCGTCAGCGATGCAAGGCCGGTCGTTCCCATCAGCCCGCCGCCTTTTCCGCCGGGTAACGCGTTCAACAGCGTTTTCATGCCTGCGCCCAGACTTCCGGTAAAACGCTTTCCGGCTGCTCTCTGTCCTTTCAGCCCGCCGAATACCGAGGACGCATACTGCCCAATACCGCTGTTTGCGATAGCATTTTTGAGAACTCCGCCCGCAGTCAGCCCGTTTTGTGCCGCATTGGAAACGGCGTTGAACACGCTCCTGCTTGCCTCCTGTGCGGTCTTTTTCTTTCCGCTGAACAGTCCTCCCCAGTTTTGAAGCACAGCCAAAATGCCGACGCCCTTATTTCCCGCAAGCTGCTGTCCCAGCAGCGCACCGTTCTGTAAGGCGCTTCTGCCGTTCATCACTTTGCCCGGCAAACTTGTCCCGGCCCCGTACAGGCTTTTAAGACCGCCCCACAGTCCGCCCTTTCCACCGGAGCCGAACAGAGCCTTTCCGCCGCCGGAGAAAATAGCCTCCGCCGCCGGGGCGAACTTCATGCCAACAAACGCCGCCGCCATGCCGCCCAGCACACGCACCACCTGCTCGCCGTTGTTGATCAGGTAGTCAAGCCCCTTTTGGATGTACGGCAGCGCCGTGTCCATAGCGCTCCCCAGCTTCTCCACGCCCCGGCTTGCCAGCGTTCCCAAGCTCTCCGCAAGCTGCGTCAGCTCCGGCATATTCTTTCGGATGCTGTTTAGAAAGTCGATCATGAAGAGATTGAACTGTTTTTTCGCCGGGAGGAACGCATCGCCGATCTCGATTTTCAGCGCTGTCTTGGTGCTTTTCAGCATGGTCTCGATGGCCTCCGGGGTCTGCGATTTGATGTTGAACTCCCGCTCCATGCTTCCCGTGTACAGGCTTGGGTCGCTCACCATTTCCAGCGCCTTTCGGTACACATCGAGATTGTTGACGATCTTCGCGCCGCCCTCAATGGCCCATTGGCCGAACAGGGTGGACAGCGCCGCTACCTGTCGCTCCTGTGGCAGATCGTTGATGGCCTTGAAGATGGTATCCAGCGTTCCCACGCTGTCCTCCTGCATGGCCTTGGCAACCCACTCCGCGCTCATGCCCAGCTCCTCGAACTGCTCTTTCTGGGCTTTCGTCGCACTTGCGCCCTTGCTCAAATTCGTGATCATGCGCTTGATACTGGTGCCGACGCGATCAGTCGATACGCCTGTTGCCAGCATGGCATCCGCCAACGCCGCCGTTGTGGCCGCGCTCACGCCGCCCACTTGGCCGAGGCTCGCCGCAGAATTGACCGCCTCCGCGATCTCCGCCGCCGTGGTCGCGCTGTTTGCGCCCAGATAGTTGATTTGGTCAAAGAGCACCATGACCTCCTCGTGGGTCATTTTCAGCGATTGCTCCCACTTGGCGGCCCAGTTGCCCGCCTGATCGGCGCTGATGTCCATGGCCGTGCCGGTCATGGCGATGTCCCGCAGGAAACCGGTAACATTGCCGGAGCCGTCGATCTTGATCAAATCCTCCATGGCTTTGCCGGACTGTCCCGCCGCAGCGGCGAGGCGTGTCAAATCCTCCTGCGTATAGGGGATTTGCGTGCTTAAATCCTTGATTGCGTCTTTCATGGCCTCGTAGTTCTGCGCGTAGGTCTTGCCGTTGTCCGCCACCTTGTCGCTGATCTTTCCGGTAGCATCTGCCAGACCGTCCACATACTTGACCACATCCGCCATGTAGTTTTCAAACTTCGCCGCTTCCTTGGTGCAGCTTGCGATGGTCGCTACAGTCGCCGTCGCCAGCGTCCCCATGGCCGCAAGTCCTGCCGTTCCGATGGAGCTGATGCTGCGGGCAAAGCTGCTGATCTGGCTCTGGCTCCCGTTCAGCGCCGCCATCAGGCTTTTGTCCATCTTACCGGCGATCTTGATGCTTAACTCTAATGTTTTATTGTTCGCCATTCCTCCGCCACCTCGCTATTCAGCTCAATAAAGTCCCGGACAGGCATTTTCAGATAAAAGTCCACGCCCGTCCGTGTCACCGAGGACAGCCGGATAGCCGCTTTCCGCAGGGCCTTGGCTCCGCCCTTTATCCGAAAAAATCCGCGTCGTTCACCTCGTTTTTCAGTTTCAGCAGCTCATATAGGGGCAGCGTGGTAAAGAACTCCTCCGGGATGCCCGTTGCCATGGCGGCGATCACGCAGGAGTACAGATAGTTGGTGCTGTTCTCCGTCACCACAAAGCCCTCGCGGGCCATGCGGTTCTCCGCCTCGCTCTCATTCAGCGTGTTCAGGTCTGCCACGCCGTTCAGGTCGATGTCCCGGTATTCCTTGCCCTTATAATGGCGTGGCTTCTCCAGATGCATCACATGGTTTTCCGTTCTGCTCTCCACGTTCAGGTGTCTGCGCACCGCACCTGCCACGCGCTTGAAAGCGCCGCGAGGCATCAGCTTGAAAAACTCAATGGGCATTCCGGTGGCCTTGACCGCCATGGCGCGGGCAAACGCTGTCGTGGTCTCGCACAGCACCGAGGCCGCCGCCTCGCCCTCACCAAAAAGCTGCCGCTGCACGTCGATAGCGTCCTGCACGGTCAGCTTCTCCAGCCCCGTCAGGTCGATCTCTCCGTACTCCTTGCCCTCGAACCCGTAGGGCCTTGCCAGCTCCACGATGTTCTCGCTCTTTTTTGTCCCCTCGTTTGCGGTCTCCGCCGCCGTGATCTTGTCCTCTGCCATTGGTGTTCGCTCCTTTCAGCGTCGTTTCGTTGTGTGAAAACACGGCCCGCCCCCGTTTGCGCAGGGACAGGCCGTATTGTTTTGCGCCCGTTAGATCAGGCTGTTCACGCCCGCCAGCATATCCGTGCCGTTGACCTTGTAGATGCCGTTGAGCTTGTCAACCTCCAAGAGCTGCTGGCCGTCCACCTCGATCATCAGGTAGGTCAGCTCCAGCGTCACGGTGGCCTCCATGGCCTCGCCCTTTTCCACCTTGCCGGGGTTGAACTTCTTCACGCGCCCGATCTCCACCACGCGCAGGCCCTTGAAGTTGTAGCCGCCCTGCTTGTCGTAGACCTGCTGCGATGCTCGCAGCGTCAGGTTCACCGTGGACAGGGGAGAGAGCATATCCATGGCGGAGCTGTAGAGCGTGTTGAACTGGATTTCCTGCTCCATGCTCTCAAACTGGCCGATGGTGGGGCTGTCCAGCTCGCCGTTCACGCCCACACCGGAAACGGTGCTGGTTTTCATGTTGACCTCCGGCAGCGTCACCGACGCGGCCACGCCGATCATCTTCGTGCCGTCCAGATAGGCGTTATACTCGTTGATCTTCTCCGGGATATAGTTGTTGGAAATCATCTTCTTTACCCTCCCTTATCAGTTCAGCGCGGCGGAAAGAGCGTCGGGGTCAAACTCGATGATGTCCTCGATGTCCTCCGCAGGGGTGAACGGGGTGATGTACTGGTGGAATGTGATCTTGCCGTCCAGCAGGTCGGCGGTGGTGTTCTCGTCCTCGTTGAACGTGATCTCATAGCGGGCGCACACACCACGGGCCACAAAGCCGTTGCCGCGCACGTTCTCGCTGTCCACGATGGCCTCGATCAGCCGCTTGTTGGCGGGGCTGTCCACTTTCTGGAAGTAGGTCAGGATAAACGTGTTGGCCGCCCACGTCAGGAACCGGCGGACGCTGAACCAGCGATCTTTCGGGTCGCTGATACCGGGGTAGGCCGCCGTGTTGTTGCCCCACAGGCGGAAGCCGCTCATGTTCAGCCATGTTGCCACACCGAAGCTGTTCACGGTGTTGGCCTGCTCCTGATCAAGCACCACCTCCGTGCCATCTTCGAGGCAGGCGGCAGAAATGGAGATGGTCTTGTTGCTGGGGCTGACGTTAGGCGTGTCGTTGTTCTGCGCGTCGGTATAGGCTGTCAGCGCCGCCGCCAGTGCGCTGCCGCTGTACACCGTGTTTCCCACCTTGGCAAAAGGCCAAACCGCGTAGGCGTTGGGGTCGCTCACCGCCTGCGCCTCCTTGGTGGTCTTGACGGCGGTGTACTTGGTCGCGCCGGTGTTGCTGCTGTCGATGTCCACAACGCACACCGCACCAAACACGCTGTTGATGCTCTTGGTCTTGGCCTGCAAGGCTGCCGCCACCGTCGCGTCCTTGCTGAAACGCGGGGCCAGCAGGATGCCGGGTGTCATGGACAGCTTCGGATAGACCTGACGTACCACCTCAAGGCCGGTCTCCTTGCCGGTGGAGCTGTCCACACCGCCCACGATGTCCGCCGCTGTCACCTTGCTGGGGTCGATCTTGTTGCCGGTCACGGTCAGGCTCGTTGCTTCCTTACCTGCGCCGGTGGAAAGCACCACGATATTCAGCGTACCGTCGTCGTTCCATGTGGTGGTGTAGTCCGTGCCTGCGGTCAGCGTGTTGGAACCACTCTTGACGGTCAGCCCCTCCAGCAGAACGCCCGTCTCCTCCAGCACCGCCACGCCGTCGTTCACCTGAACGGTTCCGCCGGTGATGGCGATCTTGTGCTTGGCAGGGTCAAGCACATTGATCAGCACCATGGGCGCGATACCCACAACGCTGAAATTTGCGCTGATGCACTCGCAGAGGGTGTAGTTGGCGAAGTCAGGCAGATAGCCCACCGCCTCCACGGCCTCCTTGTAGCTGTTCACCAGCAGCGGCACGTTGACCGCCGCCGCCGGGTCTTTGAGCATATTCACCGGGGCAGTGCCTACGATCACCTGCAAGCCCGCCGTGCCGGTGATGGGCGCGACCATGCTGGTCGCAACCTCGCTCGTGTATACGCCGTGTTTGTATGCCATAGTCTTTCTTCCTCCTTACAGTTCGGATTTGATCTTGCCGTACAGAATGGCCTCCGCCGTTCCTGCGGTCTCCAGCCGCTTTCTCGTCTCGGCAAAGCGCTCCACGTCCACCACCAGCACCCCGGCCTCCGGGTGAATGGCGATGAACGCCTCCAGCGCCTCCGGGATGCCGCCGCGAAACACCGTGTACTGCTTGGCAACGCCGCGCACCGTGGGGCCGCAGTAAACCTGCGTCACGCTCGTATTCTCCCGCTCCGTGGTGGCAGTTTCGGCAGCAGTCTCCGCCGCCGGGATGGTCTCCTCGCTCACAGCGGCATCCGCCGCCAGCTTATCGCTTCTCTTGCTCATACCAGCTCCTCCATTTCTGTGTCCTGTGTCATGGCCGGTGCGGTGCAGGTCAGCGAACACGCCCCGAAGTAGTACGGGTAGGTGTCGTCCTGCTGCATGGCCCACGCGATGGGTTTCAGCACTGTGAACGCCCCTCCGAAATACGGCTTGGTGCATAACCGCTGCACGATGTCCTCCTTGATGTTGGCAACATCCTGATAGCCCTCTCGCTCCTTGCCCTCGTCGTAGGCGCACACGATCAGGCTGAACTCAACCGCCTGCGGCCCGTCGTCGTTCTTGATCTCGCCGCCAGTCATGCGCACAACGATGTACGGGGCCGCCGCCGCGTCCGTGTCCACGTCCGCGTCATAGTCCTCCGGCACCGGCAAATCCTGCTTGAAGATTTTCAGCTCCTTGCGGCTCTGCTGGCCGTTGTATTTCTTCCCGGCGAAAAGCTCCTCCAGCGTTTCGATCAGCGCGTCTTGGCAGAGCTGGGGAGTTCGCCCGATGCCTGCGGCTCTCACCGCATCCATATAGTTCTTCATGGCTTACTTCCTCCTCGCCGCTCGCGCCAGCACCCGCTCTGTCTGCTCCATCAGACGGTCTTGCAGATATTCGGACACCTCCGGCTCCACCATGGGCCATACGGTAGAGTGCATCGCCGAGGCCGACGGGCTTCCCATCGTCACCAGCTTTTCCACCTTACCGTTTTTGTTCCGCCATCTCGGATGCCCCCGCTCCGTGACCGTGTGGCTGGAGCTGGAGCCGATCTGCCGCTGCACCATGCCGATGTGGCCGCTCTTGAACTGCACGAGAAAGCCCTTGCTCATGTTGGCATTGCCCGTCAGCGCCGCCATGGACGAGGCTTTCAGAACACGGGCTTTCACATACTTTGGCGCGTGGTGCAAAACCTCGCGCCCGGTAAAGCGTTCTGTCGGCCTGTGCTGGAAATAACCCAGATCGTTGCGCATCTTTGCGATGTGCAGCTCCGCGCTCAAGCTGGTATTGCTTGCCTTTTTCCGCTGCACAAGGTCTTTCAGGTGCCGCCTGCCCGCCGCGTTCACGGCGTACCGCGCCTTTGCCTTTGCGATCATCAGCTTGCGGGCCTGCCGTGCCGTGGCGTTGATGGCTACCTTTGCCGCCGCCGGGGTCTTTTTCTTCAAATCGCCCAGCGCCGCCGCCACGGTGTCCAGCCCGTCCACTTCGATGGTCAGGTTCCCTGCGTCATAGGTTACTCTGCTCATTGCCGCGTCCTTTCCATGGAAATGCGGTACACGCCCGCCTCCTCCTCGCAGTTGAGGATGGTGTACGACCGCTGCCGGTTTGTCCCCTTGTCCAGAACAAGATGCTTTCCTACTTTCGGCTTCGGCCCGTAGTCGCTCACGCGGATATACAGCACTGTGTAGGCCGTATATAGTCCCGTGTCGAAGTTCTGCTTGGCTCCCGCCTCCCAATGGGCGCTATGCTCTTTGAGCCGCTGATCGTCCACGATCACCAGTGCGTCCTTGCCGTCAACCGTATGCCAGTCCGCGTGTTCGTCCTGCTCAAAGAAAGCCGCGTCGATGTCCGCTGTGGCGCAGTCCTTAAAGGTGAGCGGAGGGGTAGCCCCCTCCGCTCCGCTGTATTCCTGCTTTAGCTCGAACAGCGCCATGTCAGCACACGGTCGCCACCAGCCAGCTATCCACCTTGTCGGGGATGGGCAGCGGGTGCGCCTGCAGCTCCACCATGCGGCGGTCGGGATGATGCTCCACATAGCTGCGCAGGACGCGGCTGGTCTGGGAGGTCACCCACAGGCCGGATGCGTCCTCGATGTAGGTGCAGGCACCGTAGGCCATCATGTAGTTGGGTCTGGAGCTGATCAGGATGATCATGTTGTCCGGGATAAGCGGCTTGGTCTCCGGCGCGTCGGGGTTAGTCCAGTCGTCGTAGTAGACCTCGCCGTAAACGTACATGTCAAGGCTGGGGTCATTCAGGTGGCCGAGGTACTTCACGCCGTTGGGCAGGTCGCGGGGGGCGATCTCGCCGAGGTTCATGCGGCGGTTGTCCAGCATCTTCTGCACGTTGGCATCGGCAAAGAACTTTGCCTTGGCCGTCTTGCCCATGATGATGGTGTCCACGTTGGCGAAGCCGCCGTGCAGCACCGCATCCGTCCAGTCACCAAGGTTGCCGAGGATGTCGGCCTTGGTGCCGCCCCACTTGTTGTCGTCGGTCAGGGTTTTCTTGTTGGTCAGGCCGAAGTCGATGGTCTCGTTCACACCCTCTCCCACAATGGGGATGGTGCCGGTCACGATGGCCTGCACCGCCATCCACTCCTCGCGGCGCGTGGTCGCGTCGTTCAGTGTGGCGTACTCCTCCATGAGCTTCTGCGCGGCCCTCTGAGCGGGGGTCATGCCGCTGTACAGATCTTCGCCCGGCAGGCGGGTCATGAGCTGGTCAGCGGTGGTCACGTCATAGGGGTTGATCAGAGGGGGCTTGTAGCTCTCGGTCTGGTAGCCGTTGGCTTTCAACACCTTGCCGCCCACGCGGGGATGGACAAAGGCCGCCATGCGGCGGTCGCCTTTCACAAGGTCGATGTCCACGCGCTCGGTAGCGAACGTCTTGACGTTGGTGAAAAAGGTGTCGCGGAAATAGGTGTGTACGGCAGGGGTCTGTCTCACCACCTCCGCCAGATAGCGGGGGGAGTAAATGTTCACTTCGTTAGCCATGTTCTTTCTTCCTCCTTACTTCAAGTAGATGCCGAGGTTGCGCAGAGGAACCTCCACGTCCGCAGCGGTGGCGTTGGCGGGCAGCACCAGCGCGTCGGCGAAGAACTCGCCGGAGAGGTACACGATGCCGTCCTCGCCCGACGCGACATCCTCCGCCAGAATGCCGTACAGGCCCGTGGTGGTCACGGTGTAGGGGGCAATGCTGCCGCTCACGCTGATGGCGGCCAGCTTGCCGTCGCTGTTGAGAACCACGGGAGCGCCGCGCTTCAATGCGGCGGATGCCTCCTTGACTGCCGTAACGATCTCCGCATTACCCGCGATCAGGTAATCCGGCTGGGTGGAAAAGGTCTTTTTTGCCAAATCCATGCTCATGTTCTTTCTCCTCCTTTACTGCTTCTTGCCCATGGACTTGATCGCGTCCATGAACTCGTCCTGCTTGCCCGCACCGCCGCCGGTGCTGCTGTTCTTCACGCCGCCCATGCCGCTCTTGTCAGCGTCGCCCTTTGCGGCGCTGAGCCACGCGCCGCCGCTCTCCTTGGCAGCCTTCATCACGGCCACAGCGTACTCGCTGGCGCTCACCGGCTTTGTGAACTTGGCCTCGTTCGTCAGCGCCTCGCTGCCGGACAGGGCCATGTCCTCGATGTCGTGGATGCGCTGGCGCTCGTCGCTCGTCGCTTTGTTCGCCGCCGCCTCCTCGATTTCATTGACCAGTGCGGGATAGGCCCCGCGCAGGTCGTCCACGGTCTTGATCTCGTTTGCCATGTTCGTTACCTCCTTATGGCATTTGTTATTTACAGAGCAGGAGGCGGGAGCTGCCTTGCTGCTTTGTACAAAGTTGGGTGCCTTGTCGAAAGGCAGGTGTGTGTTGACGCTGTTGACGAACAGTAGCCCGTCCCGGTTTTCGATCACCGTTCCGTCCGCCTCGTCCGTCAACTCGTCGATAAAGCCGTTTTCCTTTGCCTGCGCCGCTGTCCACCAGCTTGTCTCGTCCATCCATCCGGCCACCTCGTCCTTATCTCTGCCTGTCTTTTTCGCGTACAGGCCCACGATGCTTTCCCGGATGGCGTTCATCGCCTCGATGTACTTCTGCAATTCCTCGGCGTTGTAGTAGCCGCAAGCGCCCATGCGCACCGGATGCACCATGTAGGTGCTGTCGTTGGCTGCGATCACCTTGCCGCAGTGGCAGGCGACGATGGTTGCCGCACTGGCACACAGGCCGTCGATCTTCGCCGTCACCGCCGCCGGGTGCTGTTCAAGCTGGTTGCCGATTGCCTGCGCTGCGAACACGTCGCCGCCGCCGCTGTTGATGCGCACCGTGATCTCGTCCAGCGCTCCCAGACCGGCCAGCTCCTCCGCAAACTGCTTCGGGGTCACCTCGTCGCCCCACCAGCTCGTCTGCGAAATGTCGCCGTAAAGCAGCAGCTCTACCTTGTTTCCTGCCTGATTGCAGAATTTCCAGAATTTCTTGTTTTCGGGCATTTCTGTTTTCCTCCTATTCTCCCGCCGTCTGCGCTTTTCCGATCTCGTCCACCTCACGCTTGCGCTTGGCCTCCGTCACGCGCAGTTTGATGTTGCGGTTGTAGTCCCCGCCGGTCATTTGCGCCGTCTCCTCCTGCGCCGTGCTGAAACCGGCATCCACTCGCTTGATGGCGGCATCCACCTCCTGTACGGGGTTCAGGTTCGTCCGTGCCGGGCCGTTCCACGCGCAGGCCGTGTACGCCTTGCGCCGCGCCGGGTCTGTGAAAAAGCCCGGCGCGTGGATACGCCCACGGGCGACCGCCTCTGCGAACCACTCCTCATAGACCGGCTGGCAAAAATCGTCCGTGAACCAGTCCCGCTGCATACTACAGGTGCGCCAGAACTCGTTGAGTGCGCCGCGAGCCGCCGAATAGCTGGTGGTGAACTGCTTCATCATCACTTCCGGCGGTATCTCCAGCCCCGCGCCGATCAGGCGGATGGTTGCGTTCGTGAAGTCGTCGTACCCGGTGTTTGGGTGCTTCGGGTCTGCAAACTGCACCTCTTCGCCGGGGTTCAGGTCAATGATGGCCCCCGGCCCCAGCTCGATGCTGCTCTGGTCGGCGTTGTCGATCAGCTCCTCCGCCGGTATCATTTCTCCAAACGGTCTGCCGTCCGACGGGTTTTGTGACTTCACAAACACCGTGAACATGGCGCTGATCACCGCTGCCGTGATCTCCGCGTCCGTGTAGCGTCCAAGCTGTTTCAGGCTCTCCAGCACAGGGGCCAACAGGGGAACGCCTCTCCGCTGGCCGATGCGCTCGCGGCTCATGATGTGCAGCACGTTCCGCCGCCCGGTTGTATCGCCGTAGGCTTCCACTCTTTGCCACGTCAGCCCCGCCGCGTCCACGGCGCTGTTGCTGCCCAGCGGATGCCGGTTGCATATCCAGTAGGCTGTCACCATACCGTCCGCGTCGGTCTCCACGCCCTGCACGATGTTCTGTACCTCGTAGCCCTGCACCGTGCATGGCATCAGCCTGTCAAAGCCATCCGGGCTGCATACCCGGTCTGCCTCGATCAGCCGCACACGCAAGTCATACGGCACTCCCGCCTGATGCTTCATTGGCAGCAGGGCGATGGTGTCGCCGTTCATCAGGTAGCTCAAAAAGGCGAGCTGCTGGAGCTGATAGAAGTTGTCCATTCGCTCTGCGTCGCATACCGGCGTGTCCGCCCACAGGGCGAACTCCCGCACAATCTGCGCTTGCAGCTTCTCCGCCGCCGCCTCGTCCAGTCCCAGATAGTCGCTGTCGAGCTGCGGCGCAGGCATCAATCCGCCCGCCACCACGTTCGTCCGCATGGTTTTCAGCGCCGCCGTGGCCGTTGGGATGCCCATGTAAGCGTCTCGGCTCCGCTGCCGCAGAATGTCGATGTTGTCCTCGATGTCCTCCTTGGCGCTGCCGCCGTTGTACATCCATCCTCTCATGCTCTTTTTCGTCAGGTTGGCTCCGTAGTTGCCGTACCCGCTGTTGATCACGCTCAGCGCGGCTCTCGCCGCCGCCCGCTTCGCCGCGTGGACGGGAGCCACGGTCATGATTGCCCGGTCAAGGATGTTCGGTTTCATCATGCGCTCCCTCCTCATACGTCGCGGGCCACGGCACGATAGGCACGGTTTCGCCCGCCGTGCTTATCCTCTGCCTCCGCCTCCGCCAGCTTTCCGGCCCAATATTCCATTTCCTCACGCACCTGCTTTAAGTCGGCTCGCGTCAGCATACGGCTGCCGATCTGATAGCTCTGGCCGGTGGCGATGGCCTCCTCCGCCGCCAGCCATGTGTTCAACTTCTTTTGACAGATTTCTTTCGTAAAGACTGCCAATTAAATCCCTCCTCGCCTCCGGCGGCCTGCCGGACGTTTTCTGATGGGCTTTGCGATCTCGCCCTCCTGCAAAATGGGGTTGGCGATCTCCAGCGCCGCCGTAGCGTAGTTGCGCAGGTCAAGTGGCTCGTTGCGCTTGTGCTTGCTGTCTTTCAGCTCCCACGCCACAACACTTCTGCCCTTGCGCCAGCGCACCACCATTTTCTCGGCTGTCAGGCCGATAAAATATTGCTCGTCATAGCCCGCTTCCTCATTGAGCGGAAAGTGGCAGTAGTTCGGCCCCTTGGTCTCATGCCGCAGTCGTTGATACAGCAGGGCCTTTCCCGCGTCCACGCCGATGATGAACAGCGGCGTTTTTACGCGGTTGTTGGTGGTGGGATTTCGGATATATGGCACGTCCGCGCCGCCCTTGCCCTTGATCGACCATATCTTTCGCTCCCACCGTTCCGCCGTGAAGCGGTATACCTGATCTGTGTGGTGTCCGCCGGTGTCGATGCAGGCGCTCATGATGTGCAGCACCGCCCCGTCTTTCTTCTTGAACCCCCCCAACAGGAAATTGTCGAGGTCTTGCCATACCTGCTCTTTCAGCATATCGCCGTATATCTTCTGGTAGCGGATGCCCCAGCTCTCCTTGCCGATGCCCCAGCCGACCACCTCCACCTCGAAGCGGTCGTCCTGCACGTCCACACCGGCTGTCAGCACCAGCACTCCCTCCGGCACGTCTGCGTCGTACAGCTCTCGCCGGTTCAGCAGCGCGGCATCCTCCACCTGCTCTCCCTGCTCCTCCCACGTCTCGCCCAGCTCCGTGTTCACCCAGACTTTCATTCCCTCCGGGTTTCCCTGATCGAGCTGTTCCTTTGCCACAAGGAATTTCTGCACGATCTCTTTCCATGAGCAGAACGTGGAGGCCAGCGTATTCAGGTGAAAGCCCCGCGCCTCTGCGCCGGGGTTCTCCGGCACAAAGCGACCGCGCTTGCTTGCCTGCTTCCACTTGTATTCTCCGTTCACTACACCGCAGCGCTCGCACTTATACAGCACCTCGCCCTGCGGGTCGTCCTTGTCAAATACCACGTTGGCCCACACGAGGGGTTGATACTCCCCGCACTCTGGGCATGGCACGTTCCATTCCTCCCGCGTGGACTGGTTGAACTCCGTTTCGATGCGGCTCTGGCCCTTAATGACCGGCGTGGAGACGATCACCGTCTTTTTGTCCCAAAAGGTCGTCTGTCGCTTCTGGGCCAAGGATAGCGGGTCGCCCTCCGTTCCGGCGCTGGCCGGGTAGCGGTCAACCTCGTCCGCCAGCAACACCTTGATGGGACGGCTGGCAAGGCCCGTTGCGCTGTTCGCGCCCACGATGGTGATGTGGCCACCGGGGAAATTCTTCTTCATGATGGTGTTGCCGGAATAGCGGCTTTTCACGTCGATCTTGTCCCGCAGCTCCGGCGTGTCCCGTATCATGGGCGCGAGCCTGTCTTTGGAAAAGGTCTGTCCCATGTCCAGCGTCGGTTGCATCACGAGGATGGGAGCCGGGGCGTAGTCCATGTAGTAGCCCAGCGGATTGAGGATGAAAGCGTCGGTCTTGCCGATCTGCGCCGCGCTCATGATCACCACCTTGCGGATGTGCGGGTCGCCGATTGCGTCCATGATCTCCCGCTGGTATGGTGCCTTGTCCGTGTGCCAGCGCCCCGGCTCCGCGCTGCTCTCCGCCGACAGCACCCGGTATCGGTCTGCCCACTCCGAAAGCGTCAAAGCCGGGGGCGGTTTCAGCACCGCCGCGCACCGTGCCAACAGCTCCAGCGTCGGCTTTGGCAGATCAATGATCTTTCGCTTTTTCATCGCTCTGCTTCCCCTGCGGCCAGTAGCGCTCATATTCTTTTCTCACGCAGCGAGGGAACATACACAGCACCTTGTCCTCGCTGGTCTGCACCCGCCACACGCACCCGCTACATGGGTGTTTCTTTTTCTGCTTCTCCATCGTCCTCACCGTCCTCCGCCGCAAAGGCCACCCGGTAATCGCTCATTTCCTCCAGAATTTCCTCGATGGCCCCTTTCAGCTCGTCGAAGATACCCGTCTGATCTCCGCCCATGGTGGACAGGGTGGGAGAGAGCTTGGCGGGCAGCGCCAGAAAGCGGCTGCGGATGTTCAGGAACATGGACTGGATGCCCCGCTCGATGTCCGCCGTGCGGTGTACCTCACCCCGCCGCAGGTCGTTTTCCATTTCCGCCGCCTCACGCTTTGCCCGCGTCAGCATCATGCGCTCGTTTGTCAGCGTTTCCTTGCCCGCGCCGCCGATGTAGGTGATGTACCGTGCCACTGTTGGCTGTAACTCGTAAAGCCCCGGTCGGGCCTCCACGATCACGCCCTCGTCCCGAAGCTGGCGCACCCGCCGCTCCGTCAGGCATAACCACTGGGCCACTACTTTGCTTGTGTAGAGTGTCATTTCATCTACCGCCCTTCCCCCAGACGAACCGCTGTGAAGATTGCCGCAATCGCCGTGACCAGCATACCCAGCATTTCCAACTGCGTGACTGCCAGAAAGCAGCACACCGCTGTCCATCCAGCTATGACCACCGCCGTCGGCACAATCCCCCACGGATGCGGAACCGCCAGCGCCCCACCCAGCAAAGCCGCAGCCAGCAACACACCGCCCAGCAGGATTGTTAAAATGCTTTCCATTATGCCATCTCCTCTGCGTCCTCTCCATCCGTTTCCGGGTCTGGTACATCCACCGCGCCGGTGGCTCTCATACGCAGCAGCTCCAGCTTTTCCCGCTCCAGCGTCATGCGCTTTTCGCTCTCCTCCAGCGCCCGCAGACTGTCCGCAATCTTGGCGATGCGGCCCTGCACCTTGTATAGCGCCTCCTGCAATTTCAGCACACGGCTGAACGCGCTGTCCTTGCTGTACATTCCCATGCTCTGTAAGGCACCGTCCTGCTTGCCCTTGCCGCGTCCGCCCGGCACCCTCATGTCCATTAGGCTGTTGATGTACAGGCTGTCCTCCGGGGCCGCCTCATACTCCGCGATTTTGGCGAGTATCTTATGCTCCCGGAATTTCAGGATTTGCATTTCATGCTCCAGCGCGGCGCGGCTTCCCAGCGGCGTTTGCTGTACGATCTCCCGCTCTGCGTCCGAAAGCATATCAAAAAAGACGGTGCTGTACGCTCCGTCCTTTTCTGCGTTCTTATTTCCCGCCGGTGCGCCCGCATGGCTTCCAGCAGCGTTTTTCTTTCCTGCGCTGTTTCGGTTTCCCGGTTGACCGCCCCGCCGCTTCTTTGGCAGAGCTTCATCCCACTTGTCCGCTGCTTTCCAATTCCGCAGGGTTTGATAGCTCACACCCTGCTCCTGCGCCAGCTCCCGCAGGCTTACTTCCTCGCCCGCCGCCTTGCGGGCGATGTATGCAGCCTTGGCGGTGTTGCGCTTCTCGCTCCGCTTCGGCATTTCACACCTCCAGATAGTCGTGCATCCCGCCAGGCCTACGGAAATACCCCGCGTAGGAACGCAGGGCTTCGACCGGCGCAGGACGCACCAATGGCAAAGCCCGCAGCGTTTCCGCCACGGGCTTTATTCCACGCTATGATATTATCACGAAAAACCTGCGGAAGTTGCTAATCCCGAAAAATTTTTCGCTGGTTAGGAAACGCAGTTATACGATGCCATTCCCATGGTCACCGTCAACAATGTGTTATCGTGGTTTTTGTCGTTCAAAACCTGTATCTGTACCATGTAGTCCCCGTACCCGCTGGCCGTCAGCAGCTCTTGCAGGCTGTCCGAGGCTTGCATGGTTGTGTATACGATTTTATCCCATGCCTCTTTCGCGTCCTTGTCACCGGTCTGTGCGAGCATAGCCGTCTGTGCCAAGCCCTCCTGCCACACATTCACGGTGTAAACATACCCATCTTTGCTGATGGTGCAGTCGTCGCCAAAGCCGGAAAGCGCAGTCTTTAGTTTCTCTCGCAGCTCCTCCTCGCTGATCTTCTCAACGGTCTCCGCAACATGGGATGTGTATTCCATCGACGCGGCGATATAGCTGTAGTCTCCGTCCTTTTCCACCAGCGCACCACGCATGGCCTCGCCAGACGCACCCACGATTTCCTGCACCTGCTGGCTCTGCTCCGCCGGGAACATGACCACGCCAAAGCGGTATTGCCCCGTCAGCATCTCTCCGTCCTTTGTGAATGGCGCGGTCTGCGCTTTGCCGTCCTGTACCGTGATGGTCTGCGTCTCCACATAGTCCTCGCGCCCGCCCGCCAGTTCGTCATTGTAGGAAAGTTCTGCGCTCAATTTCGTTCCGTCCGGTAAGCTGGTCTGCACGGTAAATACTGGTTTCCCATCCTCACCGCCCACGGCAATATCCATAGTCACATCAATATGCCGGATACCCGTATAGGCGTAATACTCAATGGCGATCTTTGTATCCGGCTTCCATGTGTTGGCGCTGTTCCAGCTTGTGTTCGAGCCGATCTTCACCGAGATAACGCTGTCTGCAAGAAATTCCGTTGCCGTTTCCTGCGGCTTTTCCTGAATGTTGGTGAAGCCCGCTTCTGCCAGTTGGCTTTTGACGACCTCCAACTCCATCCCCTTGCACTTTCCGCTTTCAAATGGTGCGCTGATCTTGTCGCCTGTGTCCCCGCCGCCGCATCCGGCCAGCAACACGCACAGCGCAACGACCGCCGCCGTCGCCGCCAGTCGCCGCAGGCTCCACCTCCGCCTGTCTTTTTCCCTTGTCATTTTCTTTCATCCTTTCTCCGCTTTTTATGGTTTGAGCTTGTTTAAGCTGGTTTGAGCCGGTCGCTCGTCCCGGCCAGCTTACGCCTATTCAAAAAACAACTCTGCTGCGATACAGTCTGCCGCCTCACATTTGTGTGTCGCGCCCGTGTCCGCGTTTCGGCATATTGTAAATCTTTTCTACTTTTTTCTCTGCTTTCTTATATTTTATAAACTTTATTACAAGATTATCCATAAAAAATGGTATTGTCAAGCAGAACAGGAGGGACGGCTTATGAAAATATATGATTACTCCGGGCGGGCCAATATCTCCGGCGACCGAATACATCAGGCGCGAACTGCCCAACGCCTATCCCAAGATGTCCTTGCCGCCAAGATGCAGGTCTATGGTGTTGGTCTGGGTCGAGAGGCAATCAGCCGCATTGAGACCGGCGACCGTTTCGTTACCGATTATGAGCTTGCCATCTTCGCCCGCGTTCTCGGTGTTTCCCTCGTATGGCTCACCGGCGATCTGGAACAGAAAGAATAATAGCGGAACTGCCAACAGACTGTAGGCAGTTCCGCTTTTCTATTTCCCGTCGCGGCAGCGCCGTCCCGCTCTCCCTCTGACCATTTTCGTGATGCCACGAAAATGATACCCGCCGCCAGACGCTTCATCGCCGCCGACCTCGCCGCATCCCGTAGCTTCTCGCGCATACGCGAGCGCCCGCCCGTTCCATATTACAGCCGCCAGCCGTTCTCGCCATCAGCCGCCGCATAGGCGGCTTCTTTTTTTGCCCAAAACCGCCCCGTTTTCTTTCTCTGTCGCATTTTTGACCCCGCCAACTTTTCCTGCCCCGGCTCCCCGGAAGCGATTTTTTGACCTCATACCTACAAAAATTTTGGGCTTCCGAACCCGCAAAGGACGACCGCCGCGCCGCCAGTACCTCGCGCGGGCGCGTTTAGAATTTCGCGCGGGCCTGCGCGTCGTGGTATCTTCGCGGGCGCGGGCGTTTGGTATCTCCTGCGGCCTGCTGGCCTGCGGGGCTGGTGGATGGCTGGCCGCTCTGGCGGTGGATGGCTCGTGCTATGCTGCGCCTGCGGGCCTGCGCGGCATGGTATCTCTGCGCGGGCCTGCGCGTTTGGTATCTCCTGCGCCTGCCCGACTGGCGGCGCTGGCGGATGGCTGGCCGTCCTGCCGACTGCCGGAGCTGTCCGCCGTCCTGCCGACCGTCTGCCCGCCGTGCCGACCGCCGCCCCCATCGGAGCCGCCCACCCCGACCGCCTGCCGCCGGTGGATGATCTGCCGCCGCGACCGCCTGCCGCGCCGGTCTGCCGATCTGCCGCCGGGCAGGCCGGAGCCGCCGCCGAGGGTATTTACCGCGCCCGGTATCGTCCCCGGATAAGCTAAGCTAATATGCCCCCTATAGTCCCCCAGCCACAGCGATTTGCACAGAAAACGCCACGGAATTTTGTGCAAAAAAACTTCCCCACGTCCCCCCTAAAGGGGGACTGGGGAACGAAAACAGCCCTATTGACGGCGCAAAAATCCGCCGCTATCATGCATGGCAAGCGGACGGCCACAGCGACCGCCGCCCAGCGAACCGCCGACCACGGCGACCAGAAAGGGGAGGTGAACATGACCACGCCGAACACAGGCGAATTGCTTGTACAGCAAGCGCAGGAGGCCGAACGGCTCCGGCTCTTGATACTCGCTGACGAGTGCAAGACCATCGAGGAGTTCCGCGAAAAGCTCCGCGAGCGGCTGAACAAGTAAAGCGCCGGGCCACCCTCCCAAGGCACGGCCCGACGCTACACACCCGGCACGGGCGGCGAGTTCGCCGCCGCCCGGCCACGGCTAAAGCATAGCACACCCGCCCGCAGAACGCAAGCCCAGCAGGGCAGGCCGAAAAAATTTCCCCCTACGGGGGAACACCCCAGCCCCGAAAAAAATTTCAAAAAAACGCTTGACAAAATACACGGTGCCGTGTTACATTCGAGCCACAGCAAACAACACGACACCGTGTACAGGCCGCCAAGGCCGGAAAGGAAAAACGCCATGACTAACAACGAGATCATTTTTGAGAACGTCCGCGCCAGCTTCACCCCCGCCCAGCTCGCCGAGCTGGTGAACGCCACCTACACCGCCGAGCAGCTCGCCGCCCGCCGCGCCAACGTCACGATCACCGTTGACGAGGGCAGCGCGGACACCGCCGAGGACATCTTCACCGCCATGCTCGCCGCCGATCAGTTCCACACGTTCGCCGAGTGGAAGCGCATGGGCTACAGCGTGAAAAAGGGCGCAAAGTCCGCCATCACCTGCCAGCTCTGGAAGTACACCGACAAGCCCGGCAAGGCCGTCCGCGAGGCCGCCGAGGCCGCCGGAAAAGACGCGCCGGAGACCGACCCGCATTTCTACATGGCAAAGGCCCATTTGTTCCACGCCTTACAGGTGGAGAAGTCCAAGCGTTGACCCAGCGCAAGCGGATACTTTAGCAGGGCTGCACCGCACAAAGCAACCCAGCCCCAGAAGCAAAACCCAAAAACAAGATCAGGAGGAACACAAGATGAAATTCACAGGACGCTACACCGCCGCCACCGCCAAGGCCCTGAAAGGCTCGCCGCGCCTCGTCTGCCAAGTCACCGAGGACGGCACGATCTACGTATGCAACGGCTTTCTTCTCTGCACCATGAACCCGCCGGAGTACGCCGCCACCGTGCAGGGCTTCACCTGCTGCGAGCCGGGCAACTGGACGCTTGACAAGGACGGCAAGCACGAGGACGACGCACACAAGCTCGATCTCGTCAGGCTGTACGCCGACACGCTGAAAGCCAACGCCGACGCGCAGCCCCTCCAGCGCTCCCCGCTGACCGTGCAGACCCCCAAGGCCGCCGCCGTCTGCTACTACAACGCCGCCGCCGATTTTGCCGCGATCTACGACACAAAATTCATCGCCGCGCTGCACCCCGCCGCCCAGCTCCGCACCACGTCCGCGATCTCCGCCGCCGTCGCCTATTGCGACAATGAACCGTTCGCCGTGGTCATGCCCATTAAGGCCGAACCCGAAACCGTCCGCGCCGTCCGGGCCTTTTTCACCGAGGCCGCCGAGGACAACGCCAAAACCGGCGAGGCCGACAAGCTCCGCGCCGAGCTGGCCCAGTCTCAGGAAGAAGCCGCCGCGCTGCGTGGCGATCTGTACCGGGCGGCAAACGAGATCGACGAGCTGAAAAACAAGCTGGCCGAGCTGCACGAAACCAAGACGGAGCAGCCCGCCGCCGAGGCCGTCGAACCCAAAACCGCCGCCGAGATCATCGCGGCCCGCTGGGCCGAGGTGGACGGCCTGACCGCCACCATCAAGGGCGCAACGACCGCCGCGCCGGTGGTCTGGCTCGCCGGAGACACAAAGCCCCACGAAAAAGAGATCGAGGCCGCCGGGGGCAAGTGGAGCGGCAAGAAGAACGCCTATTATTTCCGCGTCGCATAACAAAACCCAAGCCGAAACGGCCCGCCGGGGCCGTCCGCCGGGAATGGCCGCCCGGCGCTGATGATGGCAGGCCGAACACAAAAACGAGGAGTCCTGCAAACAAAAGTCAATAGCTGAAATGAAAAAAGTCCCGCAAAATTTGCACAGCTGAAAAAGGGCATAAC